ACGAACAAGGAGCAGATTGCCAAGTGGGCAGCCGACTACGGCGAGGACTCCGACTTCTTCAAGGTCCGCGTGCGCGGCATGTTCCCGTCGATGAGCGCGCGCCAGTTCATCGGCGAGGCTGACGTGGCCGCGGCCTATGGCAAGGTGCTGCGCCCCGAGCAGTACGAGTTTGCGCCGAAGATCCTGACGGTCGACCCGGCCTGGGAAGGCGACGACGAGTTCGCCATCGGCCTGCGGCAAGGCCTGTCTTTCCGCATCCTGCGGACCATGCCGAAGAACGACAACGACCTGGTGGCGGCGCGCGTTATCGCCGACCTCGAGGACGAGCACAAGGCCGACGCGGTTTTCGTCGACGCCGGCTACGGCACCGGCATCGTGTCGGCCGGCCAGGGTATGGGGCGCGACTGGACGCTGGTGTGGTTCGCGGGGGCGTCCGCAGACATCGGGTGCCTCAACAAGCGCGCCGAAATGTGGAAGGCGGCCCGCGACTGGCTGAAGTCCGGCGGTGCGCTGCCCGACGATCCTCAGTTGCGTGACGAGCTCCAGGCACCCGAGATCGTGCCGCGTGCTGACGGCAAGGTGCAGATCGAGAGCAAGAAGGACATGAAGGCGCGCGGAGTGCCATCGCCAAACCGAGCCGACGCGCTCGTGCTCTCGTTCGCCTTCCCCGTGATCAAGCGCAACCCGCTCGACGCCTACCGCAACGACCGCGGCAGCCGCGGCGACTACGACCCCTATCGCGCCATGCGCTGACGGGGTGCGCGTGGTTCGTGCGCGCGCCCGTATCGTCGCCGCCATGGCCATCGAAATCCGCGAAGTCCGTGTCGGCGACTACCTCGACCAGGTGGGCGCGCTGGCCGCCCTGAACTGGGCGGAGACCGGGTTCGACTTTCCGCTGGACCTGTCGCGTGCGCACTACGAGGCACTGGACGCGGCTGGCGTACTTTTTGCCCTGGCCGCGCTCGATGACTGCGCGTTGGTGGGCTACTGCACCGCGGTCGTGTCACCACACCCGTTCAACCCCTCGGTGGTGTGCTGCGCGTCCGACGCGCTCTTCGTGCATCCCGACTACCGCAGCGGCTCGACCGGCGCGCGCCTGATCCTCGAGGCCGAGCGCGTTGCAACAGAGCGCGGCGCCATGCGCATGCTGTGGCACACCCGAGCGGGCACGCCGCTGGCCTCTGTGCTCACCCGGCGCGGCTACGAGCCCGCCGACATCACCGTCATGAAGAGGCTGAATCATGGGAATTGAAGCGGCAATCATCGGCGCCGCAATTGCTGGCGCAGGCGCGTCCGCCTACTCGGCGAAGAAGCAGTCCGACGCGCAGAAGGAGGCGCAGCGCTCGGCCGAGGCGATCGCCGAGAAGCAGAAGAACCAGGCCGAGCGCGAGTTCAACCGCGCGAACGCGAAGACGCCCGATCTTGCCGGCATCATGGCCAGCAACAAGCGCGCCGAGGGCGCCGGCAGCACCATGCTGACCGGGCCGCAGGGCGTGAGCCAGGACGCGCTGTCGCTCGGCAAGAACACTCTGCTTGGCGGCTGACATGAGCAAGCCCGAACGCGACAAGCTCTTCACCCGGTGGGGCGCGCTCAAGTCCGAGCGCTCGAGCTGGCTCACGCACTGGCGCGAGATCAGTGATTACCTGCTGCCGCGCTCGGGGCGGTTCCTCACGACCGACCGCAACAAGGGCGACAAGCGCCACAACAACATCTACGACTCGACCGGCACGCGCGCGCTGCGTGTGCTTGCTGCCGGCATGATGGCTGGCATGACGAGCCCGGCGCGACCGTGGTTCCGCCTGGCCACGGCCGACCCCGAGATGATGGCCAGCGAGCCCGTCAAGGTCTGGCTGCATGACGTGCAACGCCTGGTGCTCGACGTGTTTGCACGCTCGAACACCTACCGCGCGCTGCACTCGATGTATGAGGAGCTGGGCGCCTACGGCACGTCGGCCTCGATCATCGTCGATGACTTCGACCGCGTGATCCATCACCACACGTTGACCGCGGGCGAGTACGCGATCGCCTCCGACTACCGCGGCAAGGTCCAGACGCTTTACCGCGAGTTCGATCTGACGGTGGCGCAGATGGTGGGCGAGTTCGGCCGCGACAAGGTGAGCCCGGCGGTGCGCACTCTTTTCGACCGCGGCAACCTCGACACCTGGGTGCCGGTGATCCACGCGATCGAGCCGCGCAGCGACCGCGACGCCACCAAGCGCGACGCGCAAAACATGGCGTGGAAGTCGGTCTATTTCGAGCCCGGCTGCGAGGCGGGCCGCTACCTGTCCGAGTCCGGCTTCGAGCAATTCCCGGCGCTGGTGCCGCGCTGGGCGGCCTCGGGCGGCGACATCTACGGCAACAGCCCGGGCATGGAAGCGCTGGGCGACATCCGCCAACTGCAGCATGAGCAACTGCGCAAGGCGCAAGGCATCGACTACATGACGAAGCCCCCGCTGCAGGCGCCCACGTCGATGAAGAACCGCGACCTGGACACCCTGCCCGGCGGCGTGAGCTTCGTCGACACGGCCTCGCCCACGGGCGGCATCCGCACGGCCTTCGAGGTGCGGCTGGATCTCAACCACCTGCTGATGGACATCCAGGACGTGCGCGAGCGCGTGCGCTCGACGTTCTACGCCGACCTCTTCCTGATGCTAGCCGGCTCCGACCGCACCAACATGACCGCCACCGAGGTGGCCGAGCGCCACGAAGAAAAGCTGCTCATGCTCGGCCCGGTGCTCGAGCGGCTGCACAACGAGCTGCTGGACCCGTTCATCGAGATGACTTTCGCGCGCCTGGTGCGTGCGGGCGCCCTGCCCCCGCCTCCGCCCGAACTGCAGGGCATGGACATCAACGTGGAGTTTGTCTCGATGCTCGCGCAGGCGCAGCGCGCGGTTGGCACGAACTCGATCGACCGCTTCGTCGGCAACCTGGGCATGGTCGCGCAGATGAAGCCCGAGGTGCTTGACCGTTTCGACGCCGACCAGTACGCCGAGATCTACGGCGACATGCTGGGCGTCGATCCGCGCCTGATCGTGGCCGACGACAAGGTGGCGCTGATCCGCCAGCAGCGCGCCGAGGCTGCGCAGCAGCAGGCGCAGGCCGAGCAGATGGCGCAGGGCGCGCAGGCCGCCCGCAACCTGGCCGCCGCCGACACCCGCGGCCAGAACGCGCTGACCGACGTAATGCAAGCCTTCAGTGGCTACACGACCTGAGCGAGATGGCATGCACGAGGAGAGCGTGACGTTGACCAAGCTGCTGGAGTCAATCCCCGAACCATTCCGCGCCGCGATCCTGGCCACGGTCGTGGCGCTGCTGCGCATCCTGTACGACGGGCGCGAGCCGCGGTGGGTACGGCGCTTTCTCGAGGCGATGCTGTGCGGCGCCATCGCCTTGGGCGTTGCGCACCTGGTCGAAGCGCTTGGGATGACACAAGGCTGGGCCACCTTCCTGGGCGCCTCGATCGGCCTCTTCGGGGCCGACCAGGTGCGCGAGTGGGGGCGGCGAATCGCAGAACGGAGAGTGCGATGAACTTCGATGTGGCTTTCGAGAAGCTGATCGGGCACGAGGGCGGGTACGTCAATGACGCCCGCGACCCTGGCGGCGAAACCAAGTACGGCATCAGCAAGCGCGCATACCCCGACGAGGACATCGCCGGACTGACGCTCGAGCGCGCCAAGCAGATCTATCGGCGCGACTACTGGGACGCAGTGCAGGCCGAGTATCTGCCCGACGCGGTGCGCTTCGACCTCTTCGACGCCGCGGTCAATTCCGGCGTGCGCCAGGCGGTGAAATGGCTGCAGCTCGCGGCCAAGGCCGAGCCCGACGGGGCCGTCGGCCCGAAGACGCTGCTCGCGGCGCGCATGGCCGACCCGCAACTGCTGGCAAAGCGGTTCAACGGCCAGCGCCTGCGGTTCATGGCTGACCTGAAGACATGGCCGACCTTCGGGCGCGGCTGGGCGCGGCGCATCGCCGACAACCTGCTTGAGGCCTGACATGGACAAGATCACAGACCTGGCCGCCTGGAAGGCCTCGCACGTCAAGCCGATCGCCGACGCATGCCGCTGGTCCGAGGCGATCGAAACCGTCCTGGCTACGAACCTGCGGCTGCTGTTCGCCTGGCAGCGGGTGGCGCTGCGCTCGATCTGGCGACTGTGACCATGTGGCAAGCGCTGATCCCCGCGGTGGTGTCCGTGATCGACAAGGTGCTGCCCGATCCGCAGCAGGCAGCCGAGGCCAAGCTGCGCGCGCTCGAGCTCGGCCAGCGCGGCGACCTCGCCCAGCTCGACGCCGAGGTGCGGCTCGCGCTCGGGCAGATGGAGATCAACAAGGCCGAGGCGCAGACCGACCTGTTCCGCGGCGGCTGGCGGCCCGCAACAGGCTGGTGCTGCGTGGCCGGCCTCGCCTACCAGTTCATCGCCCAGCCTCTGCTGCCGTGGTGCGTGGCGCTTTTCGGCGCGACCGTGCCGCCCCTGCCTGCCATCGACAACGAAACCCTGCTCGTGCTGCTCACCGGCATGTTGGGCCTGGGCGGGCTGCGCACATTTGAACGAGTCAAGGACAAAGCCTGAAGGAGACTGGAAGCATGACGAAGAAACTCAAGAGCGGTACTCCGTTCGTGTACGACGAGAATGACCGCGTGGTTGGCATCCGCGATCCGCACACCGGAACCGATACCGATCTGGTCACCGCGGTAACGGGCCCGGGTGGGGGGATTGCATCGCTCACAGCCGGCGGCAATCCGCTCTGGCTACAAGGGGTGCCGCTGCTCGACCGCGTGCCGCTGCCGACGATCCGCAGCATTGCCGATCCCGAAAATATGGACATTGCTAAGGCGGTCCTGACTGACGGGGTATCGCTGGCGTGGGTGGACGAGCCAACCGAGCGATACGGCCGTGCACTGGAGATCACGATTCCGGGCGCAATAACAAATAAATTTGTTCAAATCCCTCTCAAACCAAATTGGGGGGGAGGCTATCCAAAAACCACTAGCGCGGTGCAGTTCCGGGTGCGCATCGACGAATCTGAGCCGATCGGGGTGTTGCAGGCATGGGTTGCGGAAACCATCGGTGCCAACACCGCATCTCGCGTTGGCTATCTTGCGTCGATTCGGAGCGGCACGGATCGCCAGGGGTGGAACGGATCGTTTGCGTCGCGCTGGAGAAGTCGATATAGGAATTACGCCCTCCTGAGCATACTAAGCTCGAAGCAGCAGAATCCGGCGACGTGGTCGCGCGAAACGCCCGAATATGAGACACGCGCCATCATTTTCTCAATCACGACAACTGGCCCGGCTAAATTCCGGTTTTCACGCGCGTATTCCGAGGAGTGGCCCGTAGCGGGGATTGTCACGCAGTTCGACGGAGCCTATCTCGAAACACAGCCGTTCATGCAGGAAATGTTGGACCTGGGTTGGCCGTGCGTTGCGTCACTCAATGGATTTGGCACCGCGTCGGCTGATGATCAATTTTTGAAGGAATGTGTACGTCGTGGGTGGGATATCGTGCAGCATGTGTCCAACGCCACGGATACCACCACGCCAGAAAGTGGGGCGATCACCCCGTCAATGACCGCCGCTGATCTGCGGCGGGTGACCGCCGCATGGACGAGGACGATGCAACAGAGGGGGCTCTACACAGATCGTGGCCGCGCCGCGGTATCGCATCTGCAGAACAACTCACCCCGTGGGGTTGCAAACGCGGTCAGCGTTTATCGGGATATGGGCGTCAGGACATCGCGTGGATTCTGCCCGGATAATGAGTGGGGGGTCGATATTGGGGATGGCCTGACAACGCAGTACCCGACTTACGTGTGGTCTGGGTGGGCATCCCTGAATGGTCGGTATAACCGACGCATGGTGCCTTCAACGGATGTGGCCACGCTAGAGCAGAGACATACGTATAGCGGCAGCAGGCTGGAGGAGGTGTTGCTGAACACGATTGCGGCAAGAGAAATGACGTGGTTTTATTTTCACAAACTCCAGCCGTATGCACCGCCGACATTCCCTGAGCTGTACCAGAACAGTGTCGATTTTGCCGAATCGTGGAA